GAATGATTTTTTATCTTTTTTATTTTTTTCTTCATCAGAATCTTTAGTCTCTTCGTTGTTTTTTTTATCCTTAGAAGATTCCTCAGTGACACTATCTTTTTCCTCTTCTTTTCCGTCGTTCTGGGAAGTGTCTTTATTTTCGTCCTTCTCTTCCTTTTCTTCCTTGTCTTCGCCTTTTGCAAATTTAGCTTTAGTATTTACTTGGAACTCTTCATTTTTAACTGTCAATTTACCTTCTCCTTTCTCGGATATTGCAGAATAATATTTATTAAACTCAGAAAGCATCTCTCCAAATTCCTCTTCAATATCCTTTGATGCAGAAAACCTTTCTATTGTAGAGCCTATCATGCAGGAGTTACTCCTTCGCCAAGGATACAGGCCCCTTCGAACTTAGCTTTTGTAAAGACAAAAATCCCATGATCATTAAAATAGCCATCAATTGAAGATGGTTCTAATTCCATTGATTGAGATTTAAATCCTCCGTTTTTATCGAATATCTCTTCAACCTCAGAAAACTTTTTCCAAAGTAATCCTTCTGCGACAAGATATTCTCTTTCAACTCCATCAGTATAGCGCATCTCAAATCTAGCGTTATTCTCTGCGGGAATGACTCCATACGCATGTCCAGCGTATCTGATGTCAATCTTATTGTCTTTTAAGATAATCTTATCTTCATGTCCCAAGAAATCTGGTTCGTTTTCATCATTAACAGATATATAACCAAGAATCGGAACATTAGTAAGAGATGGAGTCATTGACTCTAAAATTTCCCTCGTGAAAATAGAGTTATTTCTATTCTCGCCAACATGAGCTAAGTAAATTTTCACTCTCATAAACCTATCGTCAACATCTTCAAGAGGAGTCATTTTTTCAAATTTAATAGGGAATCTTAAATTCAGCTTATTCATTTATTCACCTCCTCTTATTGAGAGTCTTTTATTCTGATAGTCGTATCTGTAGGATTGTCTGATTCTGGAGCGCCAGCTTCACTCTCTGAGTCTCCACTTAATGTGTTCGATGTTTGCTTCGCTACCATCAGGTCATCTATATTAAGAACTTGTTGTTCGAATACTAGTAGATTAGCGACTTCTATTGGCGTCATTCCTGTGCAAGCTAAATACTCCGATCGAGATCCACCAAATGTTAGCTGATCTTTCGCAGTTTTAATTGCTTCATTTTTGAATAAATGGGTGTTCGGCAAAATCTTCATTTTCCACTGAATGTCTTTTTTATTCACTTTCTTAAGCTCGTAATTATAATAATTAGCGTACATAGGCAATAAAAAGCTGTATAGCCACTGAGCATCGACTTCAATAGATCTTTCTAATGCTTGGGAACTTGTGTTGTCTCCAGCGAACAACATCCCAGATATCCCCACCCCTTTATAAAGCTGATCGACAGTCTTATCTAATAGGGCGAACTTCCCATCCTTACCAGTCCCATTCAATGAGATACCCTTTGTTTCAAAAGGATTAGTTATCGCAACAGATCCTTCTGGTAAGTTTTTCTTAAGAGCATTGTGATACTCCTGAACCACTGGAAGGTCCATGAGAGGCCTTCCTCTCTCGTCTGTCTCGATTTTCGAATGAACAATTTTTGAGTTATCTAAAGTATCTGTACTCTCCATTTGATCCTTGGCATTCTCAATCTTAATTGAATCAATAAGAGCATTTGCAAATGGAGGGAGGGTATAACCACCTTGATTCAGAGTCTCATTATCAAGGGTGAATGCCACCCCTTTATCTGAAACTGAATACCATTTTCCCTCTTCTAATTTATCTGTCTGTCCATTTTTATACGAAGTGTAGGCACGTTGAATCTCTAAAGGAAAGTATTCTTGAGATGATTCTGTAATCTTAGAGATATCGACTTGATACCTATAAACGCCTTCTTCTATATAAGAAATGCGACAATATTTAACAGGAATTTCTTGATAAGACACGCTTGACTTATCTTCAAGTTTGTACTGAAAGGTAGTGCCTTTTGAGAATATCTTGTCCGTAAAAACAGGTAGATTAAATTTAGGGTTTAGCCTATCTAAGAAAATAGCATTTTGAGCAAAAGATAAGTTGACCTTACTCGGATCATCCTTAAACTCCATAGGGTTTTCTAAGACAGGATAAATCAAATGGTCAAAGGTTGGCATTGAGCTCAAGTATCTAAGCACTGCCTTATACATACCGTTGATACCCTTAGTAGCTAACGATAGATTTGATATTGTTTGTGCGTTTGACGAAGGATCTTGTAGCATCGTCTTCAACCTAGATTCAGAAATGCTTCCTACATTTCCTGAGCCACTTGTTACCCCACTTTGTTTTGAATACGCTGATGTTGAAGCGAATTTTTGATATTCATAACTAGGATGACCTTCGCTATTTCTATTTCTGTTTTTATGCCTATCTTTTGATCTTTTCCTTGACATCTCTCTAAATCACCACCTTTGTTAAAATAAGCAAAAACTAAGCATCTCCTCGTTAGAAACACCTTTGCTTAATTGCTCTTGCTCTAATAATGTAGCTATATAATTTGCATATCCAACACTAGAATATCTATCTTTGGTTGTCGTCCCAACCTCTTCGATCTTTATATACCCACTAGACACCCTGTAGACTAAATTCACAAGCTCATTCTGTAGAGCTGTTGCCTGTGTAAATGGTTTCAAAAGATAAACTTGCTCTTCATTTGTTTTCGTGAGGAGGCCTTTATTTTCAATCATTTCCTCTTTGGCCTCTATTTCATTTATAAGAAGTCTTAGTTTTTGCTTCTCAAATGCGCTTCTTAATCCCACGGCCACTTTATGATTAATTTCATTTCCAGCCTTAACAGAATAAATAACTGGGATAGCATTGCTATCCATCTTTCTGTCATCCATATGCTCGTCATTGATAACTGTCCAAGCAGGATATTCTTCGTCTCTTTCCTTGTCATAGAGGATTTTTACGCAGTTATCAAATACAGCCATACCATTACCGTTTGTATCCATGGCGACATAATCACTCTCAAAGTCATAATACAATTGCTTTAATCTGATCGCTTGAAGCTCAGAATGCTGACCTTCCATTTTTTCCATATATACAAGATCTCTTCTAAATTCATCTCCGTTTGGAAGTAGCCTTAATAAAGAAAATTGGGTCGTATCATTTTTTACTGTTTTATTAGACCCCATGAGAGCGATATCCATTCCAACAATTCTTATTTCGCCTCTTTGTTTTGGAATATTTGTCAAGGCTACAGGTTTCCTCTTGTTTTTATTTTCAACGTACTCCCTGTTAGTAGGAGGATAAAAAGGCTTAGGAAGTGTTCGACATTTTTGTATGTCATCTAATTTAAAATAGGAGTTCTCGTTTTCTCCAACAAATAGGGCCTCGTACTCCATGTCCCAACTCATCTGATCGAAATCTTCTTCTTGTCTCTGTTGTTCTACACGCTTTTTAGAAAGTAGTCTATGGAAGACTGATAATTGCCATGGAAGACAAGCTACGAAATAGTCTTTCCCTTTCAACATCGAATTTAGATATGATTTGAACGAATCCCATATCCAGTGATTTTTGTACCATGCAGATGATATATAGATTTCTTTATTCTCTTCTGTGAGGTGTGAGTATTTGGGGTTTTGGAGATATGGAGGAGTTCTGTTTACGTTTAAGAATGGTCTCAGGATTGTATCAATGGTCTCTTTTGAGATTAATCGAAATTCATCAACGATAAGTATATTTGCACGATAACCACGAGCTGAATCTCCGCTGGTTACTGCAGTAATTTTCGATCCATTTGTAAATGCCACAAAGCATTCATTAGCACCTGTCTTAAATTCGCTTATCTCTCTCGCTACGTTTGGCGAATTTCTTTTGAGAGCGAATATCTTCTCCGTTATGATTAGCCTTGCCTGCCCTTTTGTTCCACTACTTATTACAATATTACTTTGGGGATATAGAATGGCTCTAATCACACAATATATTGCAATCAAATAAGATTTACCTTGGCCCCTCGCCGCAATATACATAAAGAAACTGTATTTATTCATGGCCCATAGTAACAACATTTGGTATAAAAATAGGTTAACACCAAGGTAATCTCTTGCAAATCTATGAGGATTGGCTCTATAATAAGCTGTCCATTTTTTAAATCCTTCTCTAAGCTTATTTTTAGGCTGAGATGGTTTGTTTTTCGATACTCTTCTATCCATCAATCTTCACCATCTAGCTTAACGATGTCTTCATCTTTAACTCTTCCGAATACACGCTTCATTTGAGTTATGAACCATCTCTCGACGTATTTATAAATGCCGTCGGCATCTTTAAATTCATCCAATTGTTCTGTAATTGGTTCTTTTTCTTCAATTAATTTAACCCATTCTCCCCAACTTGCTAATGACCCATCTTGTGAGGCAGACTTTACTTGAACAGGTTTAATCATGGCATCATTCATCAGTGCCGAAAGGGTTTTCACCATTTTTTCATATCTGCCATGATCCGATTCCTCTAGAGCCTTATTTGCCATCCATTGGGTTCTTGCCATATTCTTAAATATGTTTTCTTGGATTGTCGTCTCAGCTTCATGGCCGCCAATGTTTTCGAATTCTTCTTCTAAGAATATATAATCTTCTAGATCAAGGTTTCTTCCCCACTTTTTAATCACGCTATCGGTTAGCTCAAAGTCTGTATTAATGTCAGTAAGTTCAGCTTTATTAGTCTTTCCAGATAGATCATCGCTATCTTTAAAGCTTAAAGACTTGTTTTGTTTGAGTGAATTCATATTTTTTAGG